GGGCTCTGGCTTGGGCTTGAAGGGTGGCTTCGGAAATGGGTTTTTCTGGTTCACTCTGCATGAGGTGGCGAGACTACTGGCCGGCTTGCGCCCCGGCCTCGGCGTTGTCCTGCATCCATTGGGGGCTCTGGGCAAGGTTCTTTCCGGCCTTGGCCCCCTGCTCCGCCAGGGCGGCGGTCCGCTGGGCCTGCTGAATCTTGGCGCGCTGCTGGCGGATCGCGGCGACACTGTTCGGGCCGGTGAGCTTGCGCAAGTTGTCGGGGGGAAGTCCCGTGTTCTGGGCGTACTCCCGCCCCATTGTGTCCAAGTCAATGATGTCCCACGTCTCGGGCTTCTGTTCGGCCAGCGGCATGAGAAACTGGATTGTTTCCTCGCAGCCCCGGTTTTTCAGGGCGCGGAGGGCGTTCACAAATTGGGACGTGACGACGACTTCCGGGCGGACCAGAGCCGACTTGCCGCCGGGCAGCTGCTGCATCAGGGCATCAGGGGCGGTCCCCAGCTTGCCGGAGCGGTAGATGATGCCAAAGGCGCGGATCATGCAGGGGTTCACAAACTCGTTGACCGACCGGACATCAATCGAGGTGATGTTCTGCAACTGCTCCGCCCGGCGCTGGCTGATTTCGTAGGCCGTCATCTTCTTGTCGAGGAGCGGCTGGGAGTTCAGGAGCTTGAAAGCGTCGTTGAAGAACGCATCGCGGATCGCCTTCCGGCGCTGCTCCTGCATTTCAAGCCCCAGCTTGTAGTCCGCCACCGTCGCCCATTCCATCGGCTTCGCGTTCGGGTTGGAGCTGTCGAAGATCGTGTTGCCGCCGGCCCGCAAATCCACGTCCCCCTCCAGATTGTCCGGAGTCAGGATGCGGGGGTAGGCGTGGAGTTCCGCCAGCGCGTCCAAGTATTGCTGGACGTAGTTGATTTGCCGCGCCTCGGGGAGCGCCTGATAGGAGGGGCCGTAGCCCCACACCGCATCCGTGCCCCACTTGGCCATCCGGCGGCAGAGGATAGGGCTTTCATCGTATCCCGATACGCGGATGCGTTCGTTGAACTCAAGGGCGACGTACACCGAGGCAATCGGCTTGTTCGGCCCGTCCTTCCGTCCCGGCAGCCGTTCGGAATCCTCGCGGGGAAAGATGCAATGGAGAATCTTGAACTTGCGGTCCTTCCCCTTTTTCCCGGATTCCTTCAGTTTCTCGGGGATCGAATCTCCCGGCTTGTTGAACTTCTGCTCGATCTGCCGAAAGGTCATTTCAAACTCCCGGCGGATGGTGTCCACGATCCCCTTGTAGTTCTCTTCGGCGGTGTAGGTGCCGATCTTGACCGGGATGAAGTTGAACAATTCCTGGCCCGAGTCGGACTCGTCGAACAGGATCAGGTCCGTGGAGAACACCGCGAGCCCCAAGTCTCCGGTGGCCTTGGAAGGATAAAAGTTGGAGCGCCCAAACTCCCGCATCACCGCATCCGAGGCATCCCCGAGGAACTTGGTCGCGTCGTCGTAGGCTTGGTCCTGCTCCTTGTCGCGGCTCCTCAGTTCGAGGGGAACGCTGAGTTCCGCCCATGTTTGGCTGGGAGGGGTCCACCAGTTGAACAGACCCGAGGCCAACACCTGCGCGGCGTTGATCATCGTGGTGTCGAAAATCTGGTCGGTCCACCCCGACACACCCTCGGTCTTCTGGGTGTTGATGTCCGACTGCTGCGGCAACGCGTACTGCGCTATGGTCTGCCAGTCGTCGTCAAACACCGCCTTCCGCTTGGCCAGAAGGTCGTTGTACCGCTTGATCTGCTCAAGTGCAAGTTGGTCGGCCATTTTAGCCTAGCTTTGACTTGAAGGTCGCCGGGGGCTGCTGGGGATTGCCCGCCCCGCCCTGCCATCCGCCCGTGTCGCCGGCAAAGATGGTTTTCTTGATGCTCTTCTTCATCAGGTTTTGCTGGGCGGTGTCCTGCTCGGCTTGGATCACCTCTGCGGAATTGGCGGTTACCGGCGGGGCGGGAGTGGGGATGGGAGCAGATGAGATAGCCTGCGCTCCGCCGCCTCCACCCATGAAAAGCATGTGATGCCGTGGAAAGAATGGGTTCATGCAATTTTGGACAGTCTCCGCAATGTCTCGGTGCTTGTGATTTGCAAGCGTCTTCCGCTTCCCTCCACCCTTTCCCACGCCACGTACCCCAACGGATAGGGCAGGATGTCCCACGCCCGGTTCATGTCCCCGCTCATCGCGTGGATGTACCAGCAGTCCGCCTTCTGCCGCTCGAAGATGAACATCCGGTCAATCGCCTCCTGTGTCTCCTCCTCCAGCTTGTAGCGCCTGATCGGTCGGCCCATGATGAAGAAATCCGGCGTGGAATAGACAAACCCGTGCTCCATATGCCACGAAATGTAATGGCCGAAGGACTCGGCTTGGGGGTGCTTCTCGTACTTCTCGCAGAGCTGGAGGTAGGGGCTCATGAAATGTTATTCCCCGTTGTCCCGGTGAAGCTGCCGCCGTTGACGTAGGTCCCCCCGATGTTCGTGTTGTTGTAGATCCGGCCGGGGTTGATCTGCTGGTAGGTGATGAACACCCCCGAGCCCAAGGAATAGCCCACGTTGTCCGTGACAATGCAGTCCACCAAAGTCTTTCCCGAGTCAGCCGTCACGAAGATGCCGTCATTGGTCGTGGTGCCCTTGATCGTGTTGCCAATGATGAAGACTCCCGTCCAGTTGGAAGCGGTGTGGGCAGCACCGAACGTATAGCCCCGAATCCCGTAGGTGGGGGCCGAAGTGACGGTGTTGAAGCTGATGCTTGTGTTCTGAAGGTCAAGGAAGGCGATTCCCGCCCCCGTGGAGGGATTTGAGACTTGGTTCGAGTCAATGGTGCAGTCCTGGCAGAAATAGGCGTTAATCGCCCCAATTGGTCCTACGCTGGTGTTGGAGTTGTAAACCTTATTTCCAATAACCTTGCACCGGACGTTGTAGGCCGAGGTTGAAAGGTAACGGTTCAGCTCGATCCCGGCGTTGACCGTGGTGGTGATGTTGTTCCCCGAGACCTCGATGTCTGAACATTCAAGGACCGAGATACCCCGGAACGAGCCGTTGAAGATGGTGTTCCCTGTGACCGCACCCCGCTGGGGACCGTAGCCGGTGTTGTCGGCCACCAACGCAATCGAGTCGTCCCCGGTGTTGATCAACGTGTTCCCCATGACCACAAAGTCCTTCGCGTTCCCGACGTGTATCCCATCCCCCAAGGGAGCGAAGATGGTGCAGCCGATGACCGCCAGCCCCTCGCTGTAAACCGTGGTTGAACTGTTGGACAGGTGGACGGCGAAGTCCGAACACCCCGTGAAGTAGCAGTTCACAATCTGGCCGTATTGGGGGTAAAACCGGATGTGAATCCCCGAACCCCGGATGGTGGCCGAGCCGTAGAACGACAGGTCCCGGATGGTCACGTAGGAGCAGGTTGAGGCTACCGTGAAGGTGTTGCCGGCCGCTCCGGTGACGTTGCTGTAAATCTGAGAACTCCACCCATCCCCGCAGACCGTGAAGTTGGTCAGGTTGGCAAATCCCGAGGGTTGGCTTGTGATCAGGTACTTGCCGGCCGGGAAGTAGAGGGTCGAGTAGTTGGTGCAGGCCGCAATCGCGTTGTTGATTGCCGTGGTGTCGTCCGTCGTCCCATCCCCCTTCGCCCCGTAGTTCCTGACGTTGATCACGTCGTTGAAGCCGGCTGTCGCCCGGCCCTCGGTTGTTACGGTGAGCCGCCCGTAGGTCCCCGCCCCGATGCCTGTCAGGGACAGCGTGGGATTGGGGTATGTCCCGGCTAATGAACCACCCGCTGCTCCTGAGGGTGTTCCCCCACCACCGCCTGAAGTTGGAGTTGTTCCACCTGTCGGCGTGGAGTTGTCCGGCTGCCTGCCTACGGCCTGCCGGTCATTGATCGTGGTGGAATCCGTGTTGGAGGTTGCGGCCATTAGCGAAGGACCTTGTTGAGCTTCTTCCTGACGGAATACGAGTCGGGACCGGGGCCGCGCAAGACTTTAACGGGGGTGTGCCGGGACTCCCTTGCGGTGAAGCTGGTCCCCTCGATCATCCCCAGCCGGTGCGCCTCGGAGAAGGTCCTCAGGGCGTCGCAGCCGTGGGAATACTCGTCGTGCAAGGGTTTCTCGTAGATCACCCCGGATTCGCTCTCCTCCCGACGGTGGTAGAACTCCAGGCAATCGAGACCCGAGGGAATGGGTTTGCGCTCATCCCCGAAGGCCACCGAGCAATTCCCCTTGTGGATGTAAAACCGGGGGAGGATTGAACGTAGCTCATTGATCCCCAGCCAAACATCCGGCGTGACCGGGACAATCGTGAGGTTGGTCAGGCCGGCGTCGAGGAGGTCTTTCTTCCACGACCCTCCACGGACCTCGTGGTCGGCGTCGTGGGGCAGGTAGTGGTTCCTGATCCGCATGTGGTGCTTCTCCTGCCAAACCCTCATCCGTTCGGCGTAGTGGCCCGGTCCCTGTCCTGCCGCCGAATAGTAGTCCACCACGTTGATGTGCCTGCCCTCCAGTTGCAGGAGCCAGATGCAGGTGTAGTCCGAGGAGCCCAAGTCCCAAGCGGTGAGCCAGGGCAGGTCGGGATTGGGGGCGAAGTCCTGCACTTGGCTGGCTGCCCTCAGGTTGGCGATCAAATCACCGTAGATGGACCCGGGGATGGCCGCGTCAAAGGAACACTCGAACTCCCGCTTGTAGCTCTCCGGTCCCATGGCTTTGAGGGCGGAGTCCAGTTCGGATTGGGGCAATATCCTGCTTTGGGAGGCCGGCAGGATCATGGTGAAAAACTCCGGGTCGCTTACCGCTTTGTCGTAGAGGCGGAAGAAGGCGTTGCGACCTTTAGGCGTACCAATCCATACACACCAGCCGAGCCTATCGCTAAGAGCTGGACGCAAAAGGTCAGTCCAGACTTCTGGAGCCATGTCGGCAGGTTCATCAACAACAGCACCGTCAAGATAAATGCCACGCAGAGCATCGTAGTTGTCAGCACCGTATAGGGTGACACGGCCATCACGGGGGAGTTTAACGTGCAGTTCGCTTTCACTGATGGAGATCCCGGGGATGGGTTGGGTGAACTGCTTCAGGTAGTCCCATGCAACCAGCTTGGCCTGCTGGCGGTAGGGCGCGAGGTAAGCGAACCTTGGACTGGCCTTGGTGCAGGTGAGGGCTCCCCGGATAAGCTCGTTGATACCAGCGACAGTCTTCCCTCCGCGTCGATGGACAACCAGAACCGACCAGCGCTTGTCCCGTCCGTGAAAGGGAAGGAAGGGCCTTCGGGGGGAGTAGGGAATCTCGACATGCACCTAGGGCGTTGCCTTCCAACTGATCACCAACGGCTCCCCACCCTTGCCCGTGATCTGCTGTTCGATCTTCTCCCCGTAGCTGCGGGGGTGCAACTTGGCCATCAGCCATTTCCTCGTGTCCACCCGCAGCCTCGCCCGGTTCACCTCGTCGCGGTTCGCCCCCTCCTTCAATTCAGCGTCCGCAACTTCAATAATCTCGTCTGACCAAGCCTCGGCTTGCGCCTCTCTCGCGCGTGCGTAGCGCGGGGCGAAACCTTTGACATTTTCCGAGTACCACTGGCGCACGGTGCTTTCATCGGGAAACTCGTCATGGGAGCGGCAGATGGCCCGCAGGGTCTCCCCGTTGGAAACCCTGGTGATGATCTCGGTGGCGATGAGTTCGGAGTAGGCCATCTAGAGCCCTGATTGCTGCTCGGGCTGGGGGGCGCCGTCCGGGCCGAAATACTTGGGGCCGCGGGGGAAGGCGGGGGAGCTTACGGAGTAGTTCTTCAGGTTGATCTGCATGTTGGGTTCGGTCGGTTCCTTGAAGAAGGAGTCGGTGCGGTAGCCACGGAAGCCCTTGTTTTTGGGCTTGGAGGGGCCGAAGTTGGACTCATTGAGGTCTGAGTCGAAGAAGGCCAAGCTACTTCTTGGGGTTCAGGATGGTGTCCAGGGTCTTGTCCCCGGTGGAGGTGGAGTTCATGGGGAGGAGAAAAGGAACGGGAGGGAGGGGTTGTCAAGGCTTGGGTTTACGACGTCCGACAGGGACGGAGAGCCAAGCTACGGCTGAGACGGTTTTCTGACCGCCGACCACGCTCGCCGCGGGGGCTCCCTTCGCTCCGCTCAGGGACATATCTCTATTTAATGCCTTTGTCAGACAGAACAGAAAAGACCCAGAACTAACAGAGAATGTCTTAGCACCTTCGGCTCTGCACTCCTCTGCATTAGACGATTGTTATGCGTGTTTTTGGGCTTGTTAAGCAAGCCATTTTTTGGACTTAACAAGAAATTCGCCCCGATTTTCACTCGTGAGTTAAGGTGGAAAAAATCTTAGCTTTACAAAGGGCAGATCCACCCAACAGAAAACCCACGAGCAGCAACAGAGTGTGGCGCAGTATAGCGACAGGCGGCGGCAGGGTGGTGGGACTGGCGGTCATGCGGTTCCCCCTCCCTGCCCCTGCGCCTGTTTGCGTCCGTGGCTGTAACTCTCTATCCAGCGGTTCAGCTCGATGCGC